ATGACCGTTACCACCGTTACCAACCGTTACTTCTCACACACCGTAACGCCGCACCAAGCCGTTACCACCGTTACCTCTCCCTATAGGGGAGGTAACGCGGTAACGCGCGGCCTGTGCCATGAGGCCCACCAATGACCCTCGCAAGCATTCAGCTTTCCCAAGCCAAACTTGTTGCCCGTGTGGATGGCGACGACGAAGACGCAGCGTTGATGCAGATGCTCGAAGCCGCTCAAGGCGATGTGCTGGCCGCTGCCAACTACACCGCGCCCGAGGATGGCGCGCTGCCCGATGATCTGGCCTTCGCGATCTATGACCAATGCGCGATGCTTTACGACAACCGGGGCGGGGCGACCGAGCGGGATAGACCGCTTGGGCTGTCGCTGGCCGCGTCTCGCATCTGCGCGCGCTATCGCGGTGTTTCGCTGGGCGAGGTGCTGGAATGACCGAGGCCGCGACCAAGCGCCCGAGGGGGCGACCGCGCAAGAATGGTCCCAATGCCCCGGTTTCTGCCGAGGCCGGGACCGGCGGTCTGAGTTTACAATTCTCTCTCCTGAAAAAAATCCGGGGGAAAAATCGGGCGAACCGGGCGCTGGCCTTCCTTGCTCAACTGCGCATCCCCGAGGGCCGCACGGCGGGAAAGCCGCTCAAGCTGGCCGGGTTTCAAAAGCGGTTCGTGCGCGGTGCGCTGGCCGATGGCGTCATGGTTGGAATTTTGTCCATCGGGCGCGGAAACGCCAAGACCGCCTTGAGTGCTGGCCTGTCGCTGGCCGAGCTGGCGGGCGCGCTTGAGGCGAAGCCCCAGCCCAAGCGCGAAATCATCTTCGCCGCCCGGAACCGCGATCAAGCCCGGACCGCGTTCAATTTCTTGGTGGGCTACATCGAAGGCTTGCCCGAAGAGGATCAAGCGCTTTTCACGATCCGGCGCGGCTCAAAGCTGGAAGTTGAGTTTGAGGGCAACGGCGGCGGGCTGGCCCGCGTCATTGCTGCCGATGGCAAGTCGATCTTGGGCGGCGCTCCGACGCTGGCGGTTCTCGATGAACGGGCGGCATGGGAACCGGCCAAGGGCGAGACGTTGGAAAACGCGATCCTGTCGGGCCTTGGCAAACGTGATGGCCGCGCGCTGATCATCTCGACCTCTGCGCCCGACGATACCAACGCCTTTTCCCGGTGGCTCGATGATCCGCCCCCCGGCACCTTCGTTCAGGAACACCGGCCCGCCTTTGGCTTGCCTGCCGATGATCTGGAAAGCCTGCTCGAAGCCAACCCCGGCGCGACCGAGGGCATCGGCTCAACGCCCGATTGGCTTGTGGCACAGGCGCGGCGCGCGATTGCGCGGGGCGGTTCGGCGCTGTCCAGCTTCCGCAACCTGAACCGGAATGAACGGGTTTCGAGCGAAAGCCGCCAAGTGCTTTGCACGGTGGACGAATGGCTTTCGGCGGAAGTTTCGCCCGATGAACTGCCCGAGCGGGCGGGGCCTTGCGTGCTGGGCGTTGATCTGGGCGGCTCTCGCAGCATGTCGGCGGCGGCGTTCTACTGGCCCGAGACGGGGCGTCTTGAGGCCGTGGGCACCTTCCCCAGCACCCCCAGCCTTGCCGATAGGGGCGCGGCTGACGGCGTGGGCGAGCGCTATTCGCAGATGTTTGACCGGGGCGAGTTGACGGTTCTGGGCGAGGCGACGGTTCCCCCCGGCGCATGGCTGGCCGAAGTGGTGCGCCGCCTCGATGGGGTGCAACCGGCCTGCATCTGCGGCGACCGTTTCCGCAATGCCGAATTTGTTGAGGCGATGAACGCGGCGGGCCTGTCGCGGGTGCCGTTCATCTGGCGCGGCTTCGGGTGGAAAGACGGCTCCGAAGACATTGAGCGATTCCGCCGCGCGCTGTTTGACGGCGAAATCTTTGTTGCCCCTTCCATGCTTCTGCGCAGCGCCTTTTCGGATGCAATCACGCTGGTTGATCCGGCAGGCAACCACAAGCTGGCGAAGGCCCGAAGCCTTGGCCGGATCGACGCGGCGGCGGCATCGGTGCTGGCCGTGGCGCAGGGGGCGCGCATGAAGGCTACGCCCGAGCGCAAGCCAAGGGTGGCATGGCTATGAGCAAGCGCAAGGAATATGCGCGGCACTCGAAGCGCGTCACCTCAACCCGCCGCTGGCAGGTGTTGCGGCAACAGATCCTCGAACGTGACGGCTGGGCGTGCCGGTGCTGCGGTGAACGACGCCGCCTTGAGGTGGACCATATCCAGCCGGTTCGGCTGCGGCCTGATCTGGCCTTTGATCCGCGCAACCTGCAAGCGCTCTGCCCGCGCTGCCACACCCGCAAAACCCGCATCGAATGCGGGCACAAACCGAAATCCCCCGCGCGAAAGGCGTGGGATGCAGCCGTTGCCGATCTGGCAGCGGAAACCCTCCCCCTCAATGAAGGAAACGACCCATGCTTGAAAGCCTGAAAGTTCAGCGTCGGCAATCGGAAATCCGCCAAGCCCTTGCGGGCCTTGTCGGCAAGGCGACCCCGACCGAAGACGAAACCCGCGCGATGGAAGCCCTCGACGCGGAATATCGGACCAACGAGACCCGGTATCGCGCCGCCCTGATCGCGGAAGACACCGAACGCCGCGAAGCTGGTGCAGACCTCGAAACCCGCGCGGGCCGCGAATGGTCCGACATGATCGCGGGCTTTCAAATGCGCCAAGTGATCGGGGCCTTGAATGAAGGCCGCGCGCTTGATGGGCAGACCGCCGAAGTCGTGACCGAGCTGCGCAACGCGGGCGGTTATCGCGGCATTCCCGTGCCGCTCTTGGCGCTCGAAGCGCGGGCCGGTGAAACCGTCTCGACCGGCACGCCCGACCCGATGCAAACGCGCCCGATCATCGACCGGCTTTTCCCGGCGAGCGTGGCCGCGCGCATGGGTGCCGCGATGATCGCTATCGGTTCCGGTGCGATGGAATGGCCGGTTGCGACCTCTGCCGTTACGGCGGGCTGGGCGAACGGCGAAACTGGCAACATTCCCGACCCGACCGCCTACGGCACCATCGACAAAGCGCTAGCCCCCAATCAGACGATGGGCGTTCAAATGAGGGTCACCCGCAAGGCGCTCTTGCAATCGGGTGAGGCTCTGGAAGCGGCGATCCGGCGCGACATGAACGGGGCGATGGGCGCGGAACTCGATCGCGCGATCTTCCTCGGCACCGGCGCGGATGGGCAACCGCTGGGCGTGATCACCGGGGCGGCGACCTATGGCATCACCTCGACGGCGGTTGATGCTGCGGCGTCTTGGGCGACCTATCGCAGCGGCGTGGTGCGGTTCATGACGCGCAATGCCGCCTCGACCCCCGCCGATGTGCGCGCGCTGATCCGGCCCGAGGTCTGGGACTTCATGGAAGACCAACTGACCGCGACCGCCGCGCCGAAATACGAGTTTGATAGGTTTGCGGAAAAGATGGGCGGCGTTGTCATGTCTTCGACCGCGCTGGCGGCTCCGACCGGCGACCCCTTGGCCTGCACCTCGCTTTTGACCACCTCGGCGGGCGGTGTTGCCCCGGTCTTCGTGGGCATGTGGGGCGCGGTGGACCTGATCCGCGATCCGTTCAGCGATGCGGCCTCGGGTGGCCTGCGCTTGACCGCGCTCACCACCTGCGATGTGACCGTGGCCCGCGGGGCGCAGCTTGAACTTCTGACCGGGGTGCAAGTCTGATGCTCTGGGGCGGAAATCTCGGAACGCTGGAAATTCGCGCGGAAGGTGGGGCAACTCACCTTTCGGCGCGGTTCCCCTATCAAGCCGAAACCGAACTGGCACCGGGGCGGCGCGAGGTCTTCGCCCCTCACGCCTTCCGGGCACGCATCGAAGCGGGCGGAGAAATCCACCTGCTTGCCCAGCACGATTACACCAAGCCCCTTGCCAGCACGGCGGCGGGCACGCTGCGGCTTCGCAGCACTGACCTTGCGGTGGAGATCGAAGCGACGGTTGACGCCTCGACCACCTGGGCGGCTGACTTTCTGGCGGCGCATCGGGCGGGCCTCATTCGCGGCCTTTCCCCCGGTTTCCGGGTGCCGAGCGGCGGCGACAAGGTGGAACGGCGCGGCGCTGATCTGGTGCGCACGGTGACACAAGCGGCGCTGTTTGAAGTCTCTGCGGTCACGGTCCCGGCCTATCCCTCTGCACAGATCGAGGCGCGGGCATGGGAAACCCATCAAGATCGGCAGCCCTACCGGGGCGCGGTGAACCCCCTCAATCGGTGGAGGCTCTGACATGTGGCCCTTCAAACGCAAATTGGAAAAGCGCGATGTGGCGACCGGCTACACGGCTGCGATCTTGGCGGCGCGCGAATCCTATATCGCGGGCGTCTCTGGCATCGCGGAACTGACGGCGACGGTTCAAACCTGCGTCACGCTCTGGGAATCGGCTTTCGCTCTGGCCGATGTGACCGGCACCGACCTTCTGGACCGCAAGACGATGGCCCTCATTGCCCGCTCTGCGGCGATCCGGGGCGAATCGGTGTTGCTGATCCGGGACCGGCTTATCCCCTGCGCCGATTGGGATCTGTCCACCCGCGACGGCATCCCGCGCGCCTATCGCGTCACCGTCTCCGAAGCGGGCGGCTCGACCTCGACCACGGTTCTTGCGGGCGAGGTCATTCACTTGCGGCTGGGCGTTGATCCGGTGGCACCTTGGACGGGGCAAGCACCGCTGCGGCGGTCCAGCCTCACGGCGAGCCTGTTGCAAGAGGTGGAAACCGCGCTGCGCGATACATGGCAAAACGCGCCGATGGGGTCGCAGATCGCACACATGCCCGAGGGCAGCGCGAGCGACATGGCGGCAATGCGCGCGGCGCTCAAAGGGCGGCGCGGTTCCTCGCTCGTTGTGGAGGGCGTGGCGCAGGCGACGGCGGCGGGCATGAACCCGAACCTTGGCAGATCGCCCGACCAACTCACGCCCGATCTGCAACGCGCCATGCCGACCGAAACCCTCGAAGCGGCGCGGGGCGCGATCTGTGCGGCCTTTGGCGTGCTGCCCGCGCTGTTCAGCCAAGCCGCTCAAGGGCCGCTGGTGCGCGAGGCGCAACGGCATTTGGCCGGGTGGGTGCTGCAACCGATGGCCGAACTCTTGGCTGAAGAATGCCGCGAAAAACTGGGCGCCGATGTTCTCATTGATGTGGGCCGACCGCTGCAAGCCTTCGATGCAGGGGGCCGCGCGCGTGCGCTCTCGCAGCTGATCGAGGCAATGGGCCGTGCCAAGGAATTGGGGCTTTCCCCCGACGAACTGGGCGGCGCGCTCAAGGCTGTGAACTGGGGCGGCGGCGACTCGCTGGCGTGATCGAATAGGGCAGGATGCGCCCGGCGCTCATCTTCCGCCGAAGCATCTGGGATTAGACGGAGAGTGCCCCGGTTCTTGGCCGAAAACCCCGTCAAGGCGCGGCCCCTTGGTCTCCTTTCGTCGGGGGCGCGGCGCAGATCGGCACGGGTTGGACCGGGGCCGATCATGGGGCCGGGGCACGCCGCGCGCTGTCCCGGCCTTAGTCTTTGGTGATCGGGCGGAAGGTTAAACCGTCCTTTTCGGAAAGCGAAATGCGAACTGGCGCCTTTTCCTCGGACAGGCGATCGTTGATCCTTGCCTCAAATGCCAGCCGCTCGACCTCTGGCAACTTGCGCCCGCAATTCGTCCATTCCTCGAAGGCGAACGAATACCAGTCGAAAGGGGCCGGGTCAGGGTATGCTTCCCCAAGCGTGGCGACAATTTCCGCATTCATGCTGCGGTTGTTCTGATCCGCTGCGGCCTTGATCCTGTCGCGCATCCCCTCGGGAAGCCGAATGACGAATTTATCACTGTCTCGATTGGTCGGAATCGCCATGGTCACCTCTTTTCGTGGCACCGTGCCACAACTTTGCACTTGACGGAATAAAGGCACGGTGCCACCTTGCAGGCACGGTGCCACTAAGGGGTGAACCAATGACACACGACCGCAAACCGATGCAGCTTCGCTTGCCCGCTGACCTCAAGGCTTGGATCAAGGCCGAGGCCGAGCGGAACGGGCGTTCCCAAAACTCGGAAGTTGTCCAAGTGCTCTTGGCCGCCATGAAGCGCACCGAACCCGCCAACTGACCTAGGAACAAACACCATGACCCAAGAAAAACGCGCCTGCGCGACCGATGAAGTTTTGCACAGGATCAACGATGCAAGGGACGCCCTGCACGATGTTCGCAGCATCGTCACCCTAGTAGAAATGGCAACGGAACATAACCCGACCGACGAAAACAACGCCATTTCATTTGCTTGCGCTCAGGCTGTTAACAAGGTTGACGACATAGGCGCCCGTCTTGCCCTTGCCGCCGATCTGGTGAAAGGCGGTGCCCAATGATCACCGTCAACAAGGAAAAGGGCGTCGCGATCATCGACGGCGAAGAAGTTGAGGTGGCCGACCTCTGCCTTGCCCTCTCGGAGTTGGGCTATACCGTCAAGCCCATCCCGTTCCCCGACTTTACGCCCGAAGAAGTTGAGGCGGCTCGTTCGGCTCTCGAACGCCTGATCGGTGAAGCCGAGGCGGACAAGATTGCAAAAGGCGGTGCCCAATGATCACGCTCGACCAACTGCGCACCGCTGACCCGCGCGATATTGCCGTCCCCTTGGCTGGCACCGTTTCTGCCCTGATCTGCACCGCTCGCCTTGCGCTTGAAAACGAGACAAGCGGGAGGGATGCGCGTCACTGCGCAGCAACCGTGCTGGAATTGGCCGAAGAACTTTCGGACCTCTTAGACACAGGCGCGGAATTTTTGCAGCGCGATGCCAAGCGCGGGCTGTGGGCTGAGAAAACCGAGGCGGCGGCGTGATGAATTGCCAACCCGATATGCTCCCGCGCTTGCAATTTCATTTTGGATTGCGTAAAGTCAAAACCAATATGGAGGTTTGCAGCATGGCGAGCGTATCGGAACTTGTGGAAGACGTGGCGGAGGTCATGCAAGAACCCGTGGAGACGGTGAACGCCTATGCGCGCGCACTGATTGATGCGGGCCTTTTGCCCAAGAGCCGGGGCCGCGCTATTGCGCAGGTTACGCGGCTTCACATCGTTTCACTTTTTGCCGCTGTTTGCCTTGAACCAAAGATCAAAGATGCTGCCGAGACTGTCGAAAGATACCTTTCTTTAAGGCTTGCCGGTGTGCCGGAAGGTGCGCCCAAGCATATCAGTTTCAGCGCGGGTGAGTATCTGACTTCCCTCTTTGAAGTGATCCACACCCACCCGAAAGGCGAAGACAACAAAGCCGCGCGAAAAACTGCCATAAACGTAAATATCTTATTCGTGAGAAACTGGCCCGAGATCGAAATTCAATCCGGTGGGGAAGATGGCGGGGCGACACTGTTCCGCTTCAAGGCCGGAAATCCGAGCCATTGGGAAGATCAAGTGAAGCGCGTAACGATCATGAACGGACGTGCCGTTCTGCTTTTGGGCTTCGGAAAAGGCCGCGATTACATCGGCGAGACGATGGAGGAATAACCACGCATGGCGAACCTGACCCCGATCCTTGCGAACGAAAAGACTGCCGCCGCGCTGCTCGACATGCCGGTGCCGGAATTTCGCGCGCTGGTGGATGGGGGGCACCTGCCGAAGGGGCGGGAAATCGCCCCCGGCGTGATCCGCTGGGAAGCCGAGGCGCTGCGCCAGATCGGGCGCGGCGATGCGATCGACGGGGGTATCGACTGGTGAGAAAAGAGGGCCGCAAACGCTATGTGCGCGAGACGAAGCCGGGCTTCGTCTACTTCTACCGGGGCGGCAAATACCTGCACCGCTTCACGGCACCCGAGGGCACAGCCGAATTTGACCGGCAGTATTGGGAAGTCATGACCGGCAAGACCCAAGAGGCGAAGCGCTCCTGGGCGGCGGCGATCAAGATTCTTCGGACCTCTGATCGCTGGGCCGATCATTCGCCGCGCTATCGTCAAGACCTCGAACCCGTGCTGGAATACCTCGAAGGCAAGATCGGCAAACACGATGTGCGGCGCCTCACGGCTGCGGACATCTACGCCGCGATGGATGCGAACAAGCATCGGGTCCGATTCGCAAACTACATTCCCGTGGCGGTCTCGATGATCGCCAAAGAGGTGCTGCGGCTGCGCTGGCTCACCGACAACCCGGCAGTTGGGATTGAGCGGCTCAAGGTGCCGAAGGGCAAGAAACAGCCGCATGTGCCGTGGACCGATGCTGCAATTGCGAAATTCCGGGCCGAAGCTGGGCCGCTTGAGCGGCTGATTTTCGAGATCGGCGTGGGCACTGTCCAGCGTCCCGGCGATTGGGTTGGGTTCCGCTGGGGAGACTATGACCCGACCGGCGATGGCTCCCTGACCCTGCGCCAGAACAAAAGCGACATGCCTTTGGTTCTGCCCTGCACCGAAGCCCTGAAAGCCGCTCTGGACGCAGCCAAAGCCGCCCTGCCTTACGCTCCGATGCCGAACCGCTTCATCATCTGCAAGCAGGACGGCAGCGCCATGACCTATCGCCGCTTGGCCGAGATCATGCTTGCCGAACGGCAGCGCCTTGGCCTTGAGGCCTATGACCTGCACGCCATGCGCTATCGCGGCGTGATGGAACTGGCTTGGGCGGGCTGCGAAGACGACGAGATCATGAGTTACTCTGGTCACTCCACGAAGGCGATGGTTCGCAAGTATGCGGGCGAGGCGCGGCAGATCATGCGCGCCCGCCAAGCGCGGGAAAAGCGCAGATGA